AGGCCCGCACAGCTCCCGATGTAACAGACCGCGCCACCGGGTTAGAGGAGGCTGATCGTATCGGTGGCGTGGCGCTGGTACAGGCCAGGCTTCAGGGGCAGGGCGCTGAGGAATGCGAGGAGTGCGGCATCGAGATTCCCGAGGCGCGCCGTCGTGCTGCGCCTTGGGCGGTGTGCTGCGTGGACTGTCAGGGGCTGCGCGAGGGCCGCCGGCATGGCTAACCCAACCTTCCCCCTGCGCAACGAGATGGACCGCCAGCGCGCTATTCAGATCCTGCAGCGCGTTGACCTCGACGCCGGCTACGTCTGGACCATGCGCGAAGAGGCCCGCAGCGATGCTGCCAATCGCAGGATGTGGGCAATGCTGCGCGACATCAGCCGGCAGGTTGAGTGGTACGGGCGCAAGCTGGATGAGGAGAGCTGGAAGCATGTTTTTTCCGCAGCCGTACAGCAGCAGGACGCGGTGCCAGGAATCAACGGCGGCTTCGTCGTCCTGGGTATCTCCACCCGCAAGCAGAGCAAGAAGTGGTTTTCGGACCTGTTCGAGGTGATGGAAGCGTTCGCTGCAGAGCATGGCGTGCGCTTAACCACGGCTGACCATTGGGGGATTGCCGCATGAATATACCGACTGACGACAAAGTAACCCGTCTGCCAGTAAAGCCGAAACTCGAATCCGGCCGGGTGCTGGAGGTGGTGCCCGAGTGGCAGCTGAGTAAGTGCAGGCATACCCGCTTCATCATCGACAAGGCGCTCGCTCAGGTCACCTGCAAGGACTGCAACGAGAAGATTGATCCGATGTACGCCTTGGTTCAGTTGGCGAACCAGGAGACGAAGTATCACCAGTTGCACGAGCGCTACGCCGACGAGATGAAGCGCCTCGGCAATCGGCAGAAGACCAAATGCCAGCACTGCGGCGGCATGACGAGAATATCGAAATGACCCGCATCGTCTCCAAGAAGCTGCGCGACAGCGCCCGCGGCCAGTCCTGCACCCTTCGCCTGCCGGGCTGCGGCCACGATGACGGCACGGTGGTGCTGGCACATCTGCCGGTCGGTATGCGCGGCGTAGGGATCAAGACACCCGACCTTTTCGCTATCCACGCTTGCGACGCCTGCCACGCACGTCTCGATGGCCGGATCAAGGCAGAGATCGACTTCCGCGACGTGCTGCGCGCTCTCGCTGAGACGCAAATGCGCTGGTACGAGGCCGGGCTGATCAGTGTGCGAGGTGCCGCATGAAAGTCCCATGCCCCACCAACTCCAACCACGACACCACGGCCTTCAGTAGCCGCCAGATCGTCTGGTGCCACGACTGCCGCAAGGAACACCCATGGCCGCTAAAGCCCGGCCAGCTCCCCCTGATCGCAAACAACAGAGCAACGAGGAAGCCGCAATGAGCGCACTCAACGAACAGCCAGGCGGCAACCACTACAAGCAGATGGCCATCCAGCCGGTCCAGTACATCCACGCCAATGGCCTCGGCTACTGCGAGGCGAACATTGTGAAGTACGTGTCCCGCTGGCGCGACAAGAACGGCATCGAGGATCTGCTGAAGGCGCGCCACTACATCGACCTGCTGATTGAGCTAGAGGGGCTGGAGAAGCCTGAGTTCGGCCAGCAGAACACCCTGGATTACCGCACCGAGGCCGAGAAGGCGGGCCAGGCATGAAGCTCTCTCGAATCGACGTACAGGCGAGGCTAGGCGATGACGGCGAGCACTACGACGGCCTCGGCCGGGAATGGCTCATTCAATCTGGCCTCATTGCTGCCAGCGGAGCGGATGAAGATCGAGGCACAGAAGCACGGCTATCTGATCCTGCACAAGCTCAAGGGCATGACCGGGCCAGCACGGCAGGCGAGGGGGCGCGAACTGATGGATCGTGTTCCCGAAACTGTGCGACCTGCGGTTGCCGAGTGGCTGAAGGCGAGGGCCGGTAAATGACTTTCCCGATCCGTAAAGCCTCAGCCCAAACCGCGCTCAAGCCGGCGAAAAGTGCGGGATCGGGAAATCAGGCACAGAAGCGCCTGCAAGCCCTGGGGCGCCTCCCTGTCGGCCAGCTCAACAAGACCGAGGAGGCCTACCGCCAGCACCTCGAGGCTCGCAAGTTCGCCGGCGAGATCGTTTGGTACCGCTTCGAGGGAATCAAGCTGCGCCTGGCTGACAAAACGTTCTACACGCCGGACTTCGCCGTGATGCTCGCCGATGGCTCGATGGAGCTGCACGAGGTCAAGGGCGCACCGGGAATATTTACAGATGACGCAAAGGTGAAGGTCAAGGTGTGCGCTCAGGACTACCCGTTCCCGGTAATTGTCGCGTTTCCGATAGCCAAGAAAAGAGGCGGGGGTTGGGAATTTGTGAGGTACGGATAAAGCGATTATGGTAATATAAAGCGGTAATGGTTTGATAAGAGGGCATTACCGTGCACTTCAATGCAATAGATATAGCAGGGCAGCGATTTGGAAAGCTCATCGCGCAGGAACAGGATGGTCGAGACGCTCAAGGTCGGATCTTTTGGATCTGCCGCTGCGATTGCGGCGAAATCAAGAGGGTGCGCACATCGCACCTCAGGAGTGGAGCAGTGGCATCGTGCGGGTGTGACCGGTACCGCCGCGTTGCAGAAAAGGTCACTACGCACGGACATGCGTCTGGTGGAAAGGTCAGCCCCATCTACACGTCATGGGCGCAGATGCACGCCAGATGCAGCAATCCAAACCACAACCGCTATCACCGGTATGGCGGAAGAGGGATCAAGGTCTGTCCGCAATGGGCAACGTTTGAAGGGTTCTTTGCGGATATGGGCGCGTCTTGGTCGTCTGGGCTTTCAATCGACCGGATCAACAACGACGGCGATTACGAGCCAAGCAACTGCAAATGGTCAACACCGAAAGAGCAGGCCAGCAACCGCAAGACTTGGCGCGGAGGGAATCGCAAGTAAGAGCAGCTACTCCCCCGCCGACCAGTACCCGTTCCGCATCATCGCCGTAACCGCCAAGACCAAAAAGGCGGGCGGCGGCTGGGCAATTGAAGAATTCTGAGGGGGGAGACACCAATGTCCGCACGTGATGAGCGATTGCTCGACTTCGCAACAGGGCGCCAGGCGCAGTATCTGGAAGCCATCTGGCAAGAGGGCAGCATTCGGGCGGCAGCTCGCCGGCTTGGCGTGAACTTCAACGCTGTGCACAAGGGCTATCAGGCGGTGCTGCGCAAGGCTGGCGTGGCTGCAGAGCTGATCCCGGCAGAGACGGTAAGTGCTGCTGGCGAGACATTCGTCATCACCTGTGCCGTAAACGCGACAAAGGCACACGCAGGCTTTATGAAGACCCTGCAGCTGTACTGCTCCAAGATCGGTGCGCGCCTGATGGTAATCCCGCTGCGGTACCAGAACCCGACCAACCGTGACGCGAAGCGCGACGACGAGTGGTGGGATTCCCGACTGGTGCCTTACCTGGTCAGCGAGCGGACCAAGATCGCCCGCGACCTGATCGTGCTGGCCGACATCAAGACCCAGCCGACCGCAGTCAACCCGCTGCAGAAGTGGCAGACAGTGACGGGTACCGCTTCGGCCATCATTGGCCACCCAAAAATCGCACTGAAGACCGTGGCCACAAACCCTGGCGTGCCGGCCAAGCTGGTGATGAGCACAGGCGCTTGCACCGTCGAGAACTACAGCGACACCAATGCGGGCGCCTCGGGCAAGTTCCACCACACTCTCGGCGCCGTAGTGGTCGAAGTGGATGGCCCTCGCACGCACATCCGCCACATCTGCCCGATGAAGGACGGCAGCTTTATCGACCTGGCTACCAAGTACACCGTGAAAGGCGCAGAGCCGGCGCCACGCGCTGATGTGCTGACCATGGGCGACATCCATGCCGAGATGGCCTCTCCGGCCGTTACGCAGGCCACCAAAGAGCTTGCCGAGCTGATCCGCCCGAAGGCTCTCGTTCTGCATGACGTGCTCAACTTCGGATCGGCCAGCCACCACGCCAAGTTCTTCGAGAAGTTCCGCCGTCACGTCAGCGGTACCAGCGGCGTGCTGCACGAGCTGAAGGTGACCGCTCGCCACGTCGATCTGCTGTCCGGCTTCGCTGACAAGACGGTGATGGTCAATTCGAACCACCACGACCACTTCACGCAGTGGCTCGAGAAGGCAGAGCACGCCCTCGACATGGAGAACACCCTTGTTTTCCACGAGACGAAGGCCGCCATGCTCCGCGCCATCCATGAGGGCAGCTACTGCGACCCGTTCCAATACTGGATGGACAAGCTGATGAAGCACGGCGACCGCCTGCTGTGGCTGAAGCCCGGCGAGTCGTTCATGCGTCACGGTATCGAACACGGCTGGCACGGCCACAAAGGGCCTAATGGGGCCCGCGGATCTACCAAGAGTTTCGCCACCATCGGCGCCAAGGTCGTGAAAGGCCATTCCCACGGCGCAGAGATCATCGACGGTGCGCGCTCAGTCGGTACCAGTTCACTTATGGACATGGGCTACAACACCGACAGCCCGAGCGGCTGGACCTGGACGCACGACATCACCTACGCCAACGGCAAGCAGACGCTGATTCACTGCGTCGGCGGTACCTTCTTTCGCCGCGATGCGGCAGCAGCACGGGGAGCAGCAGCATGAAGAGCGCAGAGGAGCTTTTGACCCAATGGGGCATCTGGGTATGGCAGAAGACAGGCGTGCCTCGGTACGTCTCACCGATGCTGGCCATCATGCGCGACAACGTGCCCAGCACTCACGCGCCAGATGCTGCGATCACCGATGAAGAGGCGGAGACGGTATCGGCTGTAGTGGCCCGCCTGCAGCAGCGCTATCCGGAAGCATCGGAAGCCGTCCACCTGTACTACTGCTACAACCGCACCATGGAGCAGATCGGCAAGCAGATGGGCAAATCGCGCCACCAGGTGAAGGACATGCTGAGTCGAGTACACGGCTACGTCGAGTCGGAGTTTGATCGACGAATGGCAGCTTAATTTACATGTCGCGCCTGTTGACGTGTTAACGCCGATCTGG